CGCCGTCCTCCTGCGGGAGGCAGTCGAGTTGCGAGATGTTCCAAGTGATAGTGGTCATTTATTTAGTCTCCAGTTGTGCGACACGCGCACGCAGCGATTGAATTTCTGCCAACAACAACGGAACCAAAGCCGACACATCCATCTGCTGATACTTCGGTGTGCCATCTTCGTTCACGGCATCCTTCTCGCCTGTCACGGCGTAGGGAGCGTGTTCCTGCGCCTCATGCGCTATCAGCATTGGGCGGCTCTGCGTTGCGCCCTTCATCTGGCCTTCGTAGACCTTCAGCGCGTCGATGATTGCGCCGGAGTCTTGAACTGGCCCGATGATGTCCTTGGCGCGATAGTCGGAGGTTACATTGTAAGCAACCAGACCGCCTGCGCGGTTGTAGGTAATGCTTCCGCGTACTGATGCGCCAGCCTCTGTGTAAAACTGAATAAATAAATTGTCGCCCGTTGTGGCTGAATTCCAAACGCCAACGGTGTCTGTCGTTGATGTATTGTTTCTAAAAATACCTGACCTTGCAGAAGCGGTTGCTGTATCAACCTGCAATCTATCGTCCGCTGCCCCAAAGTTAGAGGTTGCGCCAACCAGCAGCGCCCCCCCGCTCGTGATGCGGGCGCGTTCGGTGGAGTTGGTCTGGAAAATCAGCGTGCCTTCGGTTATCGGCGCGTTGAAAATAACGCCCGCGTCGTTAGTCCCAGCAATGACAGCGGTGCCGATGGTCAACCCGCGACCCGCGACCGCGCCAAACCGCGCCTGCACGGAGTTACCCGCGCCCGTCACATCCAATCGCTGTGCAGGCGAACTCGTCCCGATGCCGAGGTTGCCGGAGGAGTCGAGGCGCATGCGTTCGGTGAAGGTAAAGGTGTTGTTCGCCGTACCAGCGGCGGCGTTGCTCCAAAGATGGGTTCCAGAAATCTGCGAGTAGAGCGTCGGAGGGTCGCCTGTGGTGCGATAAGCAAAGGTGTTCGTTGCGCTTTCGTAGGCGGCAAAAGCAAGGTTTGCAGCACCGTTTCCCTGCTCAAACAGCGAGACATAGCCGTTAGCGCCTATTTGCAACGCCCTCGCACCGCTGCGCCACGCCGAAGGAGTCGTCCCGATGCCGAGGTTGCCGCTGCTGTCGAGGCGCATGCGTTCGGTGACGCCATCAGCAATAATAAGCGCGGAATTGTATGTCGCAATATTGAATTCGTTGTTTGCGTCCTTAACAGAAATTGCTGCGCCATTTGAGCCGCTATTGATTACCTGCGCAATACGCCCCCACGATTGTGGGTTATCAAGAGAAGTTCCGCCAAGAAGCCACTGACCCGACGCATCCAGCGTCATCGCCTGCGTGAACGAGATGGCGTTGCCTGCGGTGCCGGAGGGGGCGATTTGAAAGTTAATAGCGCCGTTGTCATGACGTATCATTGTTGCCGGGGCGGTTCCAACGTACCGAAATGCTCCAGTTCCAAAATAAGCGTTGGCACTGTACGAAGCATACCCACTACTAGAAGTAACAATGCCGCCTGCTACGGTCTGAATGTTGCCTCCCCCCGTCCACGCACTCGGCGTCACGCCCAGACCGAGGTTGCCGGAGGAGTCGAGGCGGGCGCGTTCGGTAGGGATATCGCCAGCAGGAGCCGTCAGAAATGCCAACGCGCCTGCGTCAGTCGTTCCTATGCTGATGCCGCGAATTGCGGCCTTGCCGTAGATGCCAGCAGGGAAGGAGATTTCCTGAAAACCGTTCACGGTTGCGCTGGCCGCGCTCAACGCGAGGTTGCCGCGAACATCCAGCCGCTGCCCCGGCGAACTCGTCCCGATGCCGAGGTTGCCGGAGGCGTTGAGGCGCATCCCTTCCGTTGCACCCGCATAGCCCCAAATGTGCTGAACGGCGTTGTACTGTGCCAACGCAAACAAACTTGCGTCAGAGTTGTAGACATTGAGAACCGTGGCAGTCTGATTTGCGCCAGTAGTTGAAGCCCGAGCAGTAAACGCTGAACTAGCGTTGCTTACAGAATCAACACGACCAACAGGCGAACTCGTCCCGATGCCGAGGTTGCCTGATGTATCAAGCCGCATCCGCTCGGAGCCGCCCGTAAAGAACGTAATCGGTAGATACGTCCCAGTGCCGTTTATAGAACTATTTATACGGTTGTCAGTAGAAGTACTAGCAAACTGAAACCAAGACGAATTGGTTGGATCAGCGCTGCTATGCGTTCTAAAAGCGGAACTAGATCCAGTCCCGCTCGGGTAGGCCGAAACAATCGTCGAACTGTTTGCAGTGCTAGTAACAAACCCAAAACGGTCAGTGACCGTGGCGTTGCTCATATCAGCGACAATGCGCTGAGCGGTTGAGCTAAAGGTGAGGTTGCCCGAGAGCGTCAGGTTAGGAAGCGTAGCGTTGGTCGCCGTGTCCAAATAGACCGCCCGGCCAGCCGGGTAGTCACAGAAGACGAACTTGGTACCTGCTGAGAAGTTGACGAGGCTGCCGCTGTTTGACGAGGCCAGCACCGTATCTCGGGAGAGCGTAGTCCCCGAAGACGTATACGTACCAATGCCCACCTCCCACTCATTAGCGGTCTGGTGAACGATGGTGTAATACGTGGTGTTAGCGTTGCCAATTACAGCAAACGACTGATACCCAGACACCGCCCCCGCGAGGGTTACCGTGCCAGTACTAGTAGTAGTCGTGGTCTCATTGACACGATCAGCAAGTACAAGAGGCATTTTAAGCCTCCATCAACTGATCTTCTGTAAACCAACGCTGCTGACTGACCCCGTCCGTGTCGGTCCACTCGACGAGGTAGTAGATCACTCCATCCTCAGTCATACGCAGCGCGATCACAGGACCTTCAGGCACAACAGCCTTTACGCGAACCATATCGCCTTTCTTGTACATAGGATGCTCCTTATGCGGCATCAAGGCTGAAGGTGTAAGTCACGTTGAGCGTGTCACCGGAAGTAACGTTGCGATCACCGGGGGCTTGGAAGTCCGCCGCCGAGAACAGGATCCCGGTCGTGCCAAGCTTGGTGCTGTCACTGATCAAGAACGCGCCGCCAACCGTAGCCGTGGCGTTGATGTTGTACTGGGCAGGCGAAGCCGAGTTGGTGATGATCGACGGGTCCGCAGTCGAAGCCGTGCCGAACGTAGCCGCAGGGCGGGTCGCGTTGCTATACGGGACGATCTCAGTCCAGCCAGCGTGTGAAGCAGCCGTATCCGAAGCTGCCGGAGTATTCGACGCAGCCGCGCCGTAGAGTCCGATGTACCAAGCCGCCGTGTAGGTGACGCCCTTGAAGTACTGCGTGTTCATGTCCTGAAGGCCCACGTTCACCACGAGGTTCTCGGACTCAGCAGCCCACTTCAGGTTGCCTTCTGCATCGCGGCACTCGATACGGAAAACGCCGCCGCCACGAAGACCTTCCTTCGCGCCGTCACTCTTGGTGATCGAAGCCGCCGCCTCGTCTACCGACTTAGCCTTGTTGGTAAGCATCTCAATAACTCCTTAAGTAAATCGAAGCAGCGCAGAATCGGATGAATTGGTCGGCATCTGCACCGTGAAGGTGTTGGTAGCGATCTTGTCTGCGCCAAAACTCAGGACCGCTATGGACTTGTTGCTCTTGCTTGCGTTGTAGATGAGGCCGCCTGCCGCCGTGAAGGACGCCGGGTTCCACACAGCATCGTTGAAATCAACGTAGACCACGTTGTTCGCCGTGTTGATCGTCACGCCGGTCAAGACCACGCCCCCGGCAACATAGCTGCCGCCGACAACCTCGTTTGAGGTCGTGTAGACCGTGGTGTTCTCATCCAAGGTCGCGTTGCTCGTGTAGAGCGCAAGCTTGATCGTATCCGTCAGCAGGTTATGCACCGCCTGCGGAAGTTCAGCCTTGAAGCTCAGCGTTTGGGTCTGAAAGATCACGTGTTCACCGGAACCCTAGCCTGACCAGAACGATACGCATCACGCCGGTTGAGGCCATCGCCAAGGCGGGTCAACTGACCAACGGCTTCCTGATACTTCTGCTCATAGTACTGCATCATGTCGGCTTCACCCTTCAAGTAGGTGTAAGCCTCACGGAGTGTTCCGTAGAGCAAGATGTTCTCGAAGTTGTCCCCAAGCCACGACGTACCCGCCGTCACGATGCTCTGCGGGTAGTAATAGTAGTGCATCTCTACCTGATACGCGGCGTTCGGGGTCGGCCCCAAGATCAAGGTATTATCGTCGAAGATCGCGTAATACTTCGGGATGCCCGTGTCATCCGGGTCAGGAAAAGACTGCCGGATGAAGTTCACGTCCTTGTCGAGCAAGAACTCCTGAGCGTTCGTCACCGGGTCGATCACCGTCAAGGAGAACGTCGCAAGCCAGTCGCTCGGCAGCGTCAGGTACTTGTTGTTAATGGACAGAGTACCAATCTGGTTGCGACGGATCGCCGGGATCTGGACCGAGTTATAGATCCGCTCTTCCGCAAGCTGCACAAAGGTAGGGATGTTCGCTACGAACGACGGTTCAGTCGATTCGCAGTACTGCTGTACCAATGCTGTAAGCGTTGCGTAGTTCATGGTCTAAAAGTATTACCGCTCTTTGCCCTGACGCGTCAGCACGCCAGCCAAGCCACCCTTGTCGAGCTTGACCCGCTCAATGAACTTGCGGCCCTTGGTGGCAGCGCCGTAGCCCTGCATGTCCATGTGGGTCACGCCACGGTTCACGTCCGTCTCCGGATAGCCGTTCTCGCCCGTAGGAGCGTTGTTCGGCTCAGGCTGCTTGTACTTGCCGATGGGATTCATGTCCCAATCGAAGAACTTGAAATCAGGCTTGCCCATGATGATTACCTCGGGCCAGACGAACCGCGCATCGGGCTGCGCTGATTCATGACCTTAGCCATGCCACGACCGTACTTCTTCATCTCGCTGTTGGTCTTGCCACCAGCACGGAGTTTGGTCAGCGGCTTGCCGGGGTGCATCGCCTTCTCATGCT